GGGTTTTTGACAGACTGAGCGGCTTCGTCACCTGATAGCCCAGCGGTGACGGCAATGGCATAGAGCGCTTTTTCGCTCTCCACAGATTTTTCGATTAGCGAACCGAGATCCAGCCCAAAACGCGACAACCCGGCTTGACCCGCCGCGCCCACCCCTGCCATACGCGCGCTGATATTCTCCATCGCGCGCCCAATGCTTTCAGTTTTCGCCCCCAGCGCAGCTAGGTTACGCTGGGCGGAGGTGATGCCGGCGGCGGTGCTATCAGTTGCGGTAATTAGAATGCCGAGATTTTGCTGTACCATTGCTTGCCCCTAGTTTTTTGTTCCGCGCGTTTTTGTAATACCGCTAACGCCGCGCTTTCCATGACCTGAATTCCAGCAAAAACATCGCGGCGGTTATTCGGTGCCAGCATGTCTAGCACTACGGCCACGCCAGGGTAATTCAAGCTGCGATACGTGCCGCTCATTCCATCAATTACCCATTGAGTTTGGCAGGCAAAAAACACCTCAGCGGTTTCGGCATTTTCTGGCCAGATCTCAACATCGTCATCTGCATTGTCATCAACGACCTCTAAGCCAAACGCGGCAGCCGCTGCCGTACTATCATCGCGCGCGCCCCCGCCGGCCCAGCGGCGCGCGATGTCGATCAGTTTTTTGCTTTAGCTTTCGGCCCGTGCGACTCGATAAACGCACTCACCACAGCCGGCAACACCGGCCAAATTTGCAACAGCTTTTCGCGGTTTTCATCGCTGAACGGCATGTCGGTGCCGTCCTCCGCCTGAATGCCACGCCAGCCCAGCAACACATCAGCGGCAATGGCCAAGTCATCAATCTCATTGGCCTGCGCGCGCTGCATCAGTTGTTTGAATTCCGGCTGAGTCAACCGCTTAAAGGTGGCGTCAAAGGTTTGCGTGATTCTACGGCCATTGTCGCCCACAATTTCAACGGGCACCGGGAAAGTGAAACGGTCAGATTGTGCAATTTTGAACATGAGATACCTTAATGAGTGAGTGAGTTAATGGATTAAAGCGCAACAATGTTAAGCTCATCATTGCCAGACACAGGCATAAAGCGCAGGTCAAAGCCGATCAAACGGCGGCCATCCATTTCCTCTTTTTTCGGGTTGCTCAGTTGAACACTGGCACCAAACGCCGTGACTTTCAGGCCGGCAACGGTGCCGATGGTAAAACCGACAGACTGCAGGGTATTCGCATTCACAACAGCCATCAGCGACACCTCTTGCGCGGCGGTCAGCTCCAGGCTGATTGAGCCGGTGGTTTCGCGGTTGATAATGTGGACACTTTCGCTACCCAGCAGCGGTGTGAATTTGACCTCGTTGCCTAGATTGACCATTAGCCCCTTACTGGGGTAAGCGGTGCCGGCAGAGATCACGCCGGCGGTTAAGGTGCCGCCGAGGGTGATGTCGGTGGTGGTGGCGTCGGTGATCACCAACGGGGCTTTCCATGCGGTCAGGGTGGCAGCGGGTACGCTGACGGCAGTCACGCCGGCATCCAACGCGGTGAACTTGAATTTCATCAGGGGGCGTTCGTTCACGCCCATCGAGAATTCCACCGTGCCGCGCGCCATCAATGCTTTGTGCAACACGCCATCATCGTAGTAATAGATGCTGAGAGATTTTGTTGCAGCGCCATCGGTGTTTGGCTTGTAGCTGGCGGTGGTGAGTGCGACGAGTGTTTCAGTCATGCCGCAACCCTGCAGCAGTGGGCCCCAAGCGGGTGCGGTGCCAGCGGTACCACTGCCCGAGATCTCCACATCAAAACTAATATCGAGTGCGCGCGTGCCAGTGAGTTGCTCAGATGCGCCAAAATAAGGGCGAATCAGATCACGGCTGACATTAGTGTAATTGACTGCAATCGACATGTTGCTGACCAGCAGCGCATTGTCGGTATTCGTCGGCACAATATCGGTGCCAGGCGTGGTTTCGACCTTGGCGAGAATGAGGGTTTTGCGAATAAAACGTGACATGGTTACTCCTTACCTTTTTTTGATGTTGGGGTGACGGTGGCTTCAGGTGCGGGTGGCTCTTGCCGCTCGGGGTCGTAAATTGCCGGTACGGGATCAGCCGGTACGGGATCAGCCGGGGTGGGATCAACCTGCACAGCAGCGCCGCCATATTTACGGCGCAAACGACCGTCGGGTAATCGAACAAATTCACTCATGATAATGCCTCAATAGATGTGTAAAGTGAGCTATACGGAATACGGTAAAGTGTTTCAACCTCAACAGCGTCTAAATCGCCTTCATCGAAACGCCATTCGGAGCCGATCTCTTCCAGCCCAGCGGCTAGGCCGATTGTGCTATCCGCCATCAGTGCAGCATGCGTGGCCACGCACGTTGGGTCAGCCAACTTATCTGGCACGGGGCCGCGTGCTGCAACCGAAACAGAAAAAGACAACGAGCGGTACGCTGTTCCCGTGGTACCAATGCCCACACTTTCCTCTCTGGGCTCAACCAAAATCGTCGGCCCGAGATTGCCGGGGGCGGCTGCCGTGCGTGAGCGATACACCCGCGCACCGGCGGCGGTGTTAGCGGCAAGCAACACCGTCAACACTCTCGCTAGTAAAGTCTCGCGTGCGCTGGCCATTAGATCGCACGCCTTAAAATCAAGGTGGTTAGGCCAGTGCCGTCCGGCTGCACTTCAACAATGCTGTAAGTGATGCCAGCAATAGTGATGGCAGTGCCTTCCACTGCCGTCATTAAGCTGGTGGTGATTGACTGAAATTGAGGCGATGAGCTGCTGAGCATGCCGCCCAACTGCTGCTGATAAGCCGCATCGAAGATCCCGAAAACTTTGCTGCCATTGGCCAGGGTGGCCGTTTCAGCAAAATCATCGAAAAAGTCGCTTAATGTTTCAACAAAGCTCATCGCTGCACAACCCTTAAACGAGGGTATTCAACACAGCACCTTGCCAGCGGCCATAGCCGACATTGCGCCAGGTGTCTAGGCCGATTTGAATTGCGTCGTTGTCGAACGCAAATTCGCTCATTTCGTCCTTCACTTTCAATTGCGGCTTGGCTTCTTCCTGACGGATAAACGGCTTAATGCTGCCATCGGTGCGCACAGTAACAAACTTGTCAGTCCAACCTGCAGCGGTTAAGCGGGGGTTCATCGCCAGCGAGATATTGAAGTTGTCGATAGCGAAGGTGGAAGCAGCGGCCTGGCGAACCATAGACAGCGCGGCTAATGCGGCTTGCGACAAGCCGACCGGCACTAGCACCATAAAGCTATTGGCATCCTCGTTCAGCGGTTCGCCCTGGTCATCTACATAAGAATACATCTTAGTGATGCTGGCCAGCATGGCTTGCTGCATTTCTTCCGGGCTCGGCGCGGTGATAACACCATGCACAGCAGCCGGCAGGGCGGAAATGTCGGTTGTGATTAAATTCGACTGATTGCCGCTGCCGCCTTCATTGTGTGCCGTGGCGAAAAACGGCTGACCGTCGTAGCACAAATTGCTAGCACCGCCGGCGATGAGCGTAGAGAGCAGGCTGGCGAAGTGGGTTTGACCGCGCTGCGCAAACTCGCCCACGCGCGCCATAATCTGCCCGGTTTTGTCGCGGCGTAAATCGCGCAGGGCAATTTCCAGCGTCGCTTCAAAATGCTTGTTGGTGATGGTGATGCCGTTGTCGCTGAAGCCTTTGGCATGACGGCCACCGATCCATTCACGCAGCGCGGGCGGCATGCCCAGCCAGACGTATTCTTCGCTGGCCTGGTCGCTGGTGAAATAGTTGGAGACGGCTTCCATCCAGGGCGCACCTGAGCCGGCTGCGAGCCGCTCGTAATACATGCCCACGACCGCGCGAGATGATAATGCAGATTGATCCATTGTGAATATCCCTTAATTTAGTGAGTGATTACAGCTCGGTCGCCCAGGTGCCGCGCATGGAAGCAACGAGGCAACCGTCGGCATCACCCACTGCGAGTGTGACAAAGTCGCCGCGCTTGGCGGTAGCTTTAGTATTGAGCAAGTCTTTGTTGTTAGTGCCGGCCAGGTTGGGGCCGCGAATCTTGTCAGCAGCGTCCGGGCTGATGGATACCAGTACCGTGCCAAACGCGCCGGCGTTGACTATGGCGCAATTGACCGG